TTAATATTGGTGGGGTAAATCAACTTACTGCAATTGACACAACAAATATTAATGTAACAAATAATCAACTTAGAGTAATTACAGTTACTGATACAACTAGAGCTGCTATTGGTAAATTCAATACAGCTCCCGAAATTGAGATTGTCGCGACAGCAGGTTCTGGAGCTGTAGTTACTCCTGTTATGAACTACAAAAATATAGTAACTTATAATTCATCTTTCGTTAAGAGTTTCTATGGAACTACCACAGGAAATCCTTTTGCTGGTGACATTGGTTCTCTAGAATCATCGTTTGCGGTTGCGGGTGGAGCAAATTTTAGTGCTACGCAAGGTGATTATTTTATTACTGCAGATAATCTTGGATCAAGACCAGATCTTGATTTAATTGATGGAGATATTATTTCTGTCATTGATAATGCCGGACGTGCCAGAAAGTATGTCGTGAAATTTGCATGTATTGATGGAGCTACTACTACATCAAGAATTTTCGTATATGGTCTAGTTTTATCTACTTTCACTACCAAAAGTATTCAAAGGAAGCGTTCTAAGTTGTCTGGAGTCGCCTCTAACACACTTCTATACCCACTTCCCAATAAACATGTTAAGACTCAAGTTTTAGATCCTAATAACACCAATATCAACTATACTGTAGCAAGAGAATTTTTAGGTAATTTTGATGCTAACTCTTTAGCGAGTGTAACTGTTGGAACTAACGAACAGTTCCTTAGTTATTCTGCTGGTGATTATGTTATGTCTAATCCCACTAGTGGAAATCTTCTTGATATTTCTGGAAAGGTTTCAGTGGGTGCTAATGCGGCAAGCATCACCATTGATATGAGTGGGTTTACTGGGTTTGCAAACTCACCGTTCAAACTTATTGCTCCGGTAAGAAAAATTGATACTTCACCAAAAACTAAGGTTCTTAAATCTAATGTAGAGACAAATATTGCAACTGGATTTAATGATCCTGTAATTCCTCTTGAATATGCTGATGGTTATCAACTGAAAGCAGTTTATATGTCATCAACAACAGCACCTGCAACTAATAGTGATGTTGAGATTACTGATAGATTTACATTTGATGGTGGTCAAAGAGATACTCACTATGATCTTGCACGACTTATCCTAAAACCAGGGGAGATTGCTCCAAGTAATCAGTTATTAGCAGTATATGATTACTTTGATCATATTGGTGGAGTTGGTACAGGAAATGCTGGCAGTGGTTACTTTACTGTTGACTCTTATACTGAAATTAACTATAGCGACATTCCTAACTATGATTCGTCAGTATATGGAAAAATTTCTCTGAGAGATGTTGTTGATTTCAGACCAAGGGTATCAGATTTTACTGGCGTTAATACGGCAACACTTCTTCCTGGGTATAGTGATGCGAGAACAATTGATGCTTTGAAATTTACTGGTGCAGGATCATCTTCTGCTCCTTTACCTATTTCAGGAACTGCATTTGAGTCTAGCTATGAATTTTATTTAAATAGAATTGATTCCATTTATATTTCTAAATCCGGTAACTTTGTTGTTGCGAAGGGAACTCCTTCTCTCAATCCACAAGTTCCGGGAGAAATTTCTGATGGAATTCTTCTATACCATTTAAATATTCCAGCATATACTTACAAATTATCTGATATTACCACAAAGAGTTTTGACAACCGTCGTTACACGATGCGTGATATTGGTAAACTTGAGAAGAGAATTGAAAAACTTGAATACTATACGGTATTAAGTCTCCTGGAGCAGGATACATTTAACACTCAAGTAAGGGATGAGTTTGGTAATGACAGGTTTAAGAATGGTATTCTTGTAGATAACTTTGAAGGGCATGGAGTAGGAAATACTTCGTCTATAGATTATAAATGTTCTATTGACACACAAACTGGTGTTCTTAGACCAAGTTTTGCTTCTTCCCAAACTAAACTTGAAGAGAAAAATCTTACTGATCCACAAAGAACTGCAAGTGGATATACTAAAAAGGGTGATTTAATTACTCTTCCGTTCACTGAGCAGAATACTGTTACAAATCAATATTCAACAAAAACACTTATCTTGAATAAAGGTAAAACATCCAAGTATTCTGGAATGATGGTGTTGCAACCTGATGTTGATGAATGGAAAGATACTACAACATCTCCCGAATTAATTGTTAATGAAAATTCAATATTTGATGTCATTAAGAATGACAATAATACTTGGGGAAGTTTTTGGAATGAATGGCAGATCTCCTGGACTGGAACTCCAACATATACACTGAATAATTCCTCCAATACAACTAGTTCACAATTTGCCGGTGATCCTAATTTGGTCATTAAAGGAAAAACCAGAACTAGAAGTAGAAATGGAACTCAAAACAGGTTATCTCCATATGGAGCATCTTCTGTGGATAGAGGTCAGAGAGCTGTTTCCACACCATATGTTCCTTATGTTAGAACTAAACTTGTAAAATTTGTCGCAAAAGGTCTTGAACCAGATACTCAACTTTATGCTTTCTTTGATGGCATTAGTGTTTCTTCATGGGTCAACCCAGATAATGTTACTAGCTTAACCACCCCATTTACTGGAGAAGCTGGTTATGCTGAGAAAGGTTTTGGTGAAAAGATTGTTACAGATGGCAAAGGTAATATCAGTGGTTTCTTCTTGATTCCGAATGGATTCGCACCCAGAAAGAGTAGAAAAAGTTTAGATATCACCAACTCCCCAGATACATTTTATGATAATGCCAGTACTAAAAGATCTTTTGTTGCTGGTAGTAAGTCATTTAGATTAACTTCTAGTAGTAATAATTCTAGCGATTCTAGTGATGTAACTACATTTACGGAGGCAGTATATACTGTAAGTGGTCTTCCCAATACTTCTACTACATCAATTCAATCAACAAGAGTTCCTTACATCAATAGAAGATCTACTTCAAATTCTGACACAGTTCAATATGTTGGAAGTTCCTTAGTAAATGTAAACCAAACTGGTTTATTAGATCCTCTTGCACAAACCTTCAAAGTCTCTGGATTTGACGGAGGAATTTTTGTATCTAGTGTAGATTTATACTTCAAGAACAAACTGACTCCTACTAATGAAGAAACTAACAGACCGGTAACAGTTTATTTGGTTGATACTAATGGTGGATTGCCTACCAGAAATGTACTTCCATTTAGTGAATCTACACTTGAGTCAGATACTCAACTTAGAATTAAAATTAATACCAATGTTCCATCTGGCGAGACCATCAAACAAGGTGAAACTATCAAAGGTACAACATCAGGAGCATCGGGAACAGTCAAGAAAGATACGATAGTTACAACAACTGATACAAGATATAATTTAATTCTAACTAATCATAATGGTAAAGAATTTATTCCAGGCGAAGCATTTACTGTAGATAGAGCTCCTGCTATTTCTACAACAACATTTAATATTGATGAAGACTCTGGTGTTGTTGATAGAATTAAAGTGACATCATTTGGAAGCACTTATGATAATTCTACAACATCAGTCAATGTATTTGGTGAAAACGGAGGAACATTTGGTGTAAATGCCACTGGCACCGCAAAAATTTATGATGGAAAAATTTATGAAGTTGAATTATCAAATAGAGGTTCAAATTATTATACTGCGCCTAATGTCACTATCAATGGTGGTGATGGACAAGCAACGGCAACAGCATTCATTAGGATGACTAATCCTGCTGTGAGAATGGGAATTTCAACTTCAACTGATAGCAATACAAGGACTAGATTTAAATTTACATCACCAGTATATCTACAAAACGATACAAAATATGCATTTGTAGTTTCATCTTCATCACCTGATTATGAAATTTATAGTGCTAAGATTGGAGACAAACTTCTTGGAAGTTCTGTCATTGCATCTGCTCAATCTAATGTAGGATCCTTATTTAAATCTCAAAATTCTACAGCATGGTCTGAAGATACTGCCGAAGCAATTAAATTTGATGTAAATAGGTGTTTATTTCAAACTAACTCAACTGCATCAATTGAATTCAGAAATGAAGATCTTGATTTAGTAAATCTACCAGATAATCCAATTACTGTTGATAATACTGATGGATCTTCTGAACTGTTTGGCACCAATCAAAAAGTTATTCGCGTGAAACAACCAAATCACGGAATGAAGGACGGCGATTTTGTTATCCTTAAGAACATTGTAGGATCTGGAGCAAACAATTCAATATTTGGAATTCCTGTTACATTGATCAATGGATTCCACTCTGTCCAAAATGCTGGTCTTGATGATTATTGCATAATGATTAGCACAACATTATGGAACTCTTCAAATGTCAATATGACTGGTAGTGGATCTGGTGGTGGTTTTAATGCTATAGCCACGACTAATAAGTTGTATCAAATTGCAACTCCTCAAGTTTCAATGTTATCATTCCCATCATCATCTGTATCTCAAAACATCAAGACCGCATTTGGAAAACCAATTGATTCTGCGATAACCAATGAATATACGATTTCACCTACTTTTAATCTAAGTCCAAATGATAATTATTATTTTGAAGAATCTAGAGTGATTGCATCTGGTATTAATGAAGTTTATCGTAATCAAGCTTCACTTTTGAATGGTAATAAGTCTGTAACTTATACTATTTCAATGAGTACTGATCAGGACAATCTTTCTCCTGTTGTTGATCTCAATCGTTGTAATTTAATTACAGCGTCTTCACGAATGGATAATCCTACCGGAAGTGAAGATAGATTTGGTGCTATTTCACAAACATTAGTTGTGCCAACAACTTCTGATTTTACTGTATCTACAGTTTCTCCTGACGTTGTTGAAGCTGGACAATTTACTGCAAGTGGCATAACGGGAGGAACATTTAGTAATACTGCTGACAGTGCCAGTAGATTAACTCAATCTGGTTCTGGTGCATCTGCTCAAATTGTAAATGTAAATGGTGGCATACTTGAAGTAATTGATATCACAGGAACATTTGTTGATGGACAATCTGTTACTCAAGGAAGTACGTCTGCAACGTTAGGAGGTATTGTAATCAAGACTGGTATTGTTATTGGATGGGATTCTGGTACTGGAAATCTAAAAGTGAAAGTAATTACTGACAATCTTTTCTCCGTAAATGACCGAATTGATGATACGAATTCAGGAACTTCTCCAGTAACTAATAGACTTGTTAGTGCAGTCTCCCGAAGTAATGGATTCCTCTATGTTGATGAGACTACATTTAATAGTTCTTCTGCCTCTAAGTATATTACTAAAGAGGTAAGTCTAGATAGTCCTGCAACATCTTTAGATTGTAAGTTAACGGCTAACTTGTTTAGCAATCAAAATGTTAAGGTTCTCTTTAAGATTCGTCCAGATGGAAGTTCGGACAATTTCTCTGAGATCGGGTGGCAATATTTCAATGGTACGGGACTTTCTGATTTCAATTCAGACATTACTCCAGAGCAAACTAAATCATTGTCACCTTCAATGGAAGATATAAATTCTTATCTAGAATATATGTACACTGCGAATAATTTAAAACCATTCTCGGCATTTGCAATTAAATTGGTATTTGTCGGTGGTGATCCTGCACTCGCTCCACGAATTGAAGATCTTCGCGTAATTGCACATTCATGATTAAAATAAAAGTTGAAGGTCATAGCAACCTATATCGGGATCCTAATAGTGGTGCTGTGATCAATTCTAGTCGGGCAGACTATGAACGTTATATGAAAGCAAAGGCAAATAGAGAAGGGATGGTTTCGGAGATAAATACTTTGAAGCAAGAACTTGATGAAATCAAGCAGTTATTAAAGAAACTTACCAATGGCAATTAGAGAAGTCCTTACAAGCTTTACATTTGAGCAACAGCGCCAGATGATTAACCTCATCGGTACTGATGTTGGTGATGCATCTACCTTATTGACTCCGACAAATGTACTTGTCAGTGGGATCAATGAAATTGTGAACGGTGATGTTGATTTAATTAACCAGACCCATGGGATGGATCCTGGTACGTTTGCATCGCCAAGTTTATTTTGGGATTCTGGGCAAGGTTTTTACAAGGTAAATGCAAGTAAGATTGGTCTTACTAGTAGTTTATCAATTAGTGGTGATTTAGAAGTAGACGGTGATATTACATTTAGAGCTGGTGCTGCATCAGGTGGTACACTAACATTTGGTGATCTTAATACTGATAATATTGTTTTCAATGCAGAACTTACTTCCAGTATTGTCCCAGATAGCACTGCAAACTATAACTTAGGTTCTGTTACAAAACAGTGGAATAATATTTGGGTTGATGGTACTGCTAGCATTGATACACTGACTGTTGATGAAAATTCAACCTTCACAGGATATCTTCAGGTAGACTCAGGTGATGTTAGAGTTCCTAATACTCAAACCACAGTTGATTTATTTGATGATTATGCAACAACCGTAGAAGCATTTGGTGCTGGTACTGATATTCGCCTCGGTGCAACTACAGGAACTCTGACACTTAGAAATCCCGCTATTCTTGGATCAGAAACCACACAAGATCTTTTTAATACTGTAGCAACTACAGTCAATGCCTTCGGTGCTGCTACCACCATTAATATGGGTATTGCTGGTGGTGGTGGAAATACTAACTTTAATGTCCTTAGTGATGACATGAATCTCTCCGGCAAAATAGCTGTTAATGGCGGGGAACTTCTTTCATCAGAGAATACATTTAATCTTTTAATCAATAATAATGATGTTATAATTGGAAACTCTGGTGGTGTTGGCACAACAACATTTAATACTAAAATAGTTGTAAAACAAAGTCTAGAATTTACAAATACGTCAAATAATTACATTTATATTCCAGATAATGAAGTATCTGCCCTGCATATCAGAAAAACTGGTAGTTCAATTGACTGGATGCAGTTTAGAACTGATACTGGCAATGAAAGAGTTGTTGTCTGGAAAGATCTTTATATTGTAGGTAACCTTGATATCTCTGGAACTACAACTACCATTGACTCAACTACTTTAACCGTAGAAGATAAGAATATTGAACTTGGTAATGTATCAGCTCCTTCTGATACTACAGCAGATGGTGGTGGTATTACACTGAAAGGAGCTACTGATAAGACTATTACTTATAGTAATGCTAATACAGCATGGGAAACTAATATTGATTTTAATGTAGCAGGAAATGTCGGTATTTACAACACTGGAAATAACCATGGCAATGTTTATTTTTACAAAGATGGCACTGCAAAAGCTTGGGTAAAATACAGAGGCGATAATGACAAATTTATTCTAGGCAATGTTTCTGATGCTTTGACAATTGATAACTCGGGGGCATCCACGTTTGGTGGTGTTTGTAAAGTTGACCGCACTGTATCAGGTGATGGTTGTTTCCATGCTGCATTAAATGGGACGGTAAACGCTTCTATTACTTCAGCAGGCAACGCCACGTTTGCTGGCAACAGCGTAACGGTTGGAAATGCCACTCAAGTTAACATCACTGATTCAAGTATCTATCTGAAAGATACTGGTAGTGCTTCATCTAGTAACTACAACGTCAAGTTGGATACTAATGGCAGCGCCGTGTTTACTGGCACAGTCAGTGACTCACTAGGTCCAGTAAGAAGAGTTAAGGTTGATCCTGCTAGCACCGGATTTACTTTAACTGCTGCCTATGCAGGTCAGTTGATCAGACAGAGTGGCAGTGGACAGACTATAAATTTCCCTAATGATGTATTCTCAGCTGGTGATATGGTTTCATTCTTTAATGTCGGCACTGGTACTCTGACAATTACAGCAGCTGGCACACTGTATAATACTGCTGATGCAGCAACTGGAACTAGAACAATAGCAGCAAAAGGAATGGCTACAGTTATTTGTACCGCTTCTAATGAGTTTGCTATTTCTGGTACTCAATTAACATAAGGAGATATTTAGACATGATGCAACAAATGTTACTTGGTTATGGTGGTTCTTCTGGTGGTGGTAGTGTCATTTATAGTGACTTGGCAACATCAATGACAAACTCTCAGGGGGATGCGACTCTTGCAAATATTGGTAGAATGTTTGATGGATCTGGAGCGACCAGTGGATGGGGTGGTGGAACCAATGGCGCTGCGGCAGCTACTGTATCCTTCACTAACACAGGTAATGCATTATCATGGTCTTCTAAAATTGAAATTATGGGCAGTATGGGTGCTACTTCAGGTCAGGTTGGTGGTAATAGTGGATTTATGAAAGTTAATGGATATGATATTGTTCCAGAAATGAAAACTGCTAATCAATATTACCTCGGAGATCCTACAGCATTTGTTGATATTACCAGTAAAGTTGGTAGCAGTGGATCTTTGTCAAGTATTGCACTTCAGTGGATTGGCGGGGCGGCTAACCCTTCATACTTTGGCATTAGATTAGATGATACTGTGTTAATTGATGGTGGTGGTGGATCTTATCCATCTGGCACAGTATTCTATGCTGAAGGATCTGGTTTCACTGATAGCGGTCCAAATTCATATACTGTTACCAAAGTTGGTACTAATTTAGCTGCTAATCATAGTACTAGCAGAACTGGATCTGGGTCATTTGACTTTAATGGTAGTGACTCTCCTCAATATTTCTATGCAGGAAATAATGTTTTCTTAGATGATTCATTGAGTTCATGGCAGTTCCAATGTTGGGCGCAATATACAAATGGCTCTGGAGGTGCAGGCAATAGTTCTTCTGATATGGGAATACTTGTAGATCAATATGATTCTTCAGATCCAGGTAGATTATTATTTGGATTTCAAGAGAACCTTCTAGTTATGAGAATTCCTGGTGGTACTGTGAAACTTACTAGTGGTACTTTAAGCAATGGAACTTGGTATCATGTTATGCTTAACTGGGATGGAACAACTCATAGACTATTTGTAGATGGAACTCTGGTTGATTCTACTACTACCGCAGCTGCAGTATGCACAACTAAGAGAACTGAATTTGGTGGAGGTCAGAATTTAAGTAATTATAATCTTCATGGATATATGGAGCAGGTAGTAGTGCAACAAGGAATAACAGTAAAAACCAGCAACTTTACTCCGAATACTAGTGGACCTACAGCATAAGCGTGATTGACAGACTAAATAAATTGTAGTATAATAACAACTGAAACTAAGTAATACCATGTCTGTTGAACCAAGCGCACTGCGCGAAAACTTTACAAACCAACTTGAAACTGCAATCTCTGAAATTAAAAATCTTGAGACGCAGGTCATGGCAAAACGAGAACTTGCACTTAAACTGAAAGGTGCTCTTGAAGCTCTGGATCTAGTAGATCCTCCTGCTGAAACCGAAGAAGTTGCTGAAGCAGAACCAGTAGCAGCAGAATAACTTTAAAGATCTTCCTTATAAATAACAAGGAAGGTCTTTTTTAGTACATGTCTGCAATTACAATTAACTTAGTGATAGAGCAGGGTACTGACTTCTCAGCAACCTTTACTATCAAAAATTCAGATGGTGCTTCGGTAAATCTTTTGGGGTTTACCGCAGAGGCAAAACTGAAGACAAGTTATTATACATCAAGTGCTGCAACACCGTTTGCAGTAACTTTTACCGATAGAAGTAAAGGAGTAATTAAAATTACTCTGACTGACACAGTTACATCTGCCCTCAAAGCAAGAAGATATGTTTATGATTTAGTCTTGACTTCTGCGAGTGGAGTAAAGACCAGATTCATTGAAGGAATTGCGACAGTAACACCAGGAGTGACAGTATAGTGGCTAATTACGAAGTAAGTACTACTAATTTTGATGTCACACAAAGTGTTGCTAATGATTTTAGTATTGGTTTAAATTATGAAGCACCATCAAAAGGGATACAATACCAGAATTTAATTCTGGATGATTTGCGTTCGCAGTTTGATGGAGCACAAACAGTTTTTCAGTTAGCAGTTTCTGGAGAAGCATATTATGCATTAAATGACCAGCAACTGATTATTTCTGTTGACAATACTATTTTGCAACCAGGAGTGGGATACACAGTATCAGGCAATGAAATTACATTTGCTACTGCTCCTGCAAGTACAGTTACACCATTCTTTGGAATTGCACTTGCAAACACTGCTGATCTGACTAGAACTATTAATTATGTTATAGACAATGGTTCTAGACCAATGACTACAGGAAACAAAGGTTTTCTAACTATTGATGTTACTGGTGTTATCCAATCGTGGGTTATTGTTGCCGATGCTATTGGAGATTTAGAACTTGATATTAGGAAATGTTCTTTTGATGATTTTCCTAACGTAGCATCAATTTGTGGTGGGAATGGACCACAATTAAATAGTGATGTAAAAAGTACTGATATTACATTAACTGGATGGTCAAAGCAATTGAATGCTGGAGACATCATACAGTATGAAGTTATAAATACTACGGTTTCAATCAGTAATTTTGCTATCGCTCTGAAAGTAAAATTATAAATATAAACAGATAAATCAAAATCAAACAAGAGGAACATTTTAAATGGCACTTTTAGTACCAAATATTGGTGAGTTAGAGTCGCTCCGTTATCTGCTGAACGCCACTCACCAGATCCCTAGAAATCTAGTTTTGAAGCTTTATACTTCAAATACAGACCCCGCTGAAGGCGACGTACCTTCAGCAACTGCTTACTATGAACCATATGCTGATGGTAATACTAACAGCTATGGTACTGCTGCAAACACTGGATATCCTACAGTAAACAACAACCGTGCTGATCAGGATTATTCTGCTACATACGGTATTCTTCTGAATGGTAACCGTTGGGCAATCTCTACTGCCGGTGATCCTATTGCCTCTGGTACTGGTACTGGTTCTTCAGGTGCATATACTATCTCAGTTGCTAGCGTAACTGGCACAATCAGCGTAGGTAACCTCGTCGCTGGTACTGGTATTGGCGCTGGTGCAAAAGTATCTAGAGTAGATGGTTCAACTGTTGTTCTGACTGTTGCAAACACTGGTGCTGTTTCTGGAACAATCAACTTCACTGGTGGTGTTACAACTGCAACATACCCAGAAGAAACATTCACCTTTACTGCTGCTGCTGGTAACGTTTATGGTTACTACTTGGCTCGTGCAAACAACATGCCTGTCACCATCCATGGTGTAACTGATGCTGGTGCTGCTGCTGCTGGTTCAGTTCTTACTAAGGGTGACAACACTGACCCCGCCATCGGCGTTATCGGCAATAAGTTCATCACTCTTGCCAACGTTGCTAACATCATGGATGATATCACTGTCGGCATGGTTGTTGGTGGTAACTCCGCTGTTCCTGCTAGTACAGAAATCATCGGTATTGACATTCTCAACAGAATTCTTTATATCAACAATGCCCTGACTGACAACATTCAGGTTGCTACTGACTCCTCAATCACCCTGTCTTACAGCAAGGTTAACGCTACTGCCCACGGTCTGGTTGCTGGCGATGTAATCTACATCGCTCAAGGTACTACTAACTCAGGCACAACTGCTAGTACTTACACTGTTCACACAGTCTATGATGCTAACAGCTTCAGTACAACACCTGCTCTTGATGGAACTGGTGACCTGACTCTTCACAGCAGCATCATGTTTGCTGAGAGATTCACAAATGGTCCATACCCGATTCAGAACAACGGTGACCAAATTAAGATCACATTGAACGTCAGCCTTGACTGATATATAGTATACATCTTATTCGTTATTATATTTTGTGAGGGGGGTGTAGAACACCCCCTTTTAATGTGTAGAACGTTTAATGAATACATTTCGCTACGATTCAACATCAATTGAATATTTTGATAGTCAGGACTTGGGCAGCATAGGTGATGCTCCCACGTCCACTGCTGATCGTGGCGTAAACTTTTTTGATCTTATTGTTCAGGATGGCACTACTGGTGTCATAAACAATGAGTTCATTGTAGAAACAGGAACAGATTTTATTGTAGATGATGTAACTGCAACGGAAGATTATAATCTTGTTGTATGGACTGAAACTACATATCCATTTGGTAATATTAACATCAGCGGAGAAGAAGCAGATTCAGCTGGTGTAGTATTTGTTGCTAAGGCACAACCAATTGTCCTTAGAGAAAAGGCAATTGTAATTAGAAAACAAGCCTGGACAGGTTCAGGTACATTATTTGAGATTGCTAATGGTCTGGAGCGCAAGGTTGCTCCTTATATTGGAGGTTCTGGACCTCTGCGTATTTTTGGTGCGTCATCTGACAGCGCCCTATATGACTTCACAGAAGAGTCATTCAAGACCTATGGTAGCGACACTGACAATGGTCAGGTAACCGCTACTGTAGGTTCTTCTGTTGGGTATGGAGAGATTACTACCATCGCTACTGATGGTGAAATAGACTTTGGAGACATTTTACCTGGAGAAGGCACACCTTTCGGATCCCTGAAGATTAGAGGATTCAAGGTTACAAGTAACAGGTTTAGTTCATATAACGGTTCAGGTTCATTCTCTGTTCTTTCAGGTGGCGTTGATCAACTTGAGGAACCACCTGGAGCACAAACGTATGTTGTTGGTCGCGACCTAGCAACAGGACAATTTATTAGAAGAGATGTCATTGGATTAACATTCGGTGGCGGTAATCCAGAAGCATTTGCAAGAGTAGGATATCAAGGTAGCGGAAGACTCTTCGGATTCTCTGGAGGACTTGAGAGGAAGGTCTACGATTATAATTCGGGTTCAATAGTAACCTTCTCTGTTGGCACTGATGCAGGGGATGTTACTAGTGCTGCAACTACAACAGAAGATTATGGTCAGGTAACAGCACAGTCTAGTGGTGACACTGATCATGGATCATTAGTAATTACCGAGACTAGACAACCTCTCACTGGTCTCTTCAAGATCACTGGGGGTGACATTGCTCACTCTAATCCAAGAGCGTTCGCTGGTAGCGGAGCAATCAAGACTTACAAAGGTAAGGCAGTTGTCAATGCAGGTCAAGCAAGTGACTTTGCATTCCTGCCTCACTGGAGAAGCCGTGGTGGAATTACAATCACCAACCATGTCATTCCTGACGCATTTGCCAGAATACATGTTGGTTCTGGATCTCTGTTTGAGATCGGACAGAAGGATGAAAGAGTAGTATTCCACTATCAATCTGATACCGTATTTGATCCTTCAGCAACTCTAGGAACTTTAAACTATGGTTCTGTAGATCAATCTACTGCAAATACCGAGAACTATGGTGATGTAACCGAACCTTCTACTGGTGACACATCTTATGGTGATTTGATCCCATACTTCACCAAGTTCGGTAATATCAATATTACTGGTAGGGCAGTAACACCTCTCCCAAGATCATATCATGGTTCTGGTGTACTTAACTCTACTGGTGGGCGTGCAACTGTACAATTTGGCGAACCTGCAGTTCAGGTTTATAATTATGGTATTGGCGAGAGGCAAACCAGCAGAGGAGAATTCCTTAAGTTAGGCGGCGGAATGTCGCAACTCAAGGTTATTAAGGGAGCTTGGATTGGTTCTGGATCTCTCAATAACTCTGGTAGTAATGTTGAGAAAGCAATATTTGATTACACTGAGGAATCAATTGCGATAGTACAAGATCCTGTTGATAATGGTCTTGTCACTTCTTCTGCTACAACAACTGCAGATTACGGTGATGTAACTCAACCATCTACTGGTGATACCATCTATGGTTCAATCACCAATCTCATTACTAATAATCCATTCGGAAAACTCTTTGAATGGACGGGTGGTGATATTGCCCACTCTAATCCAAAAGCATATCTTGGTGCTACTGCTGAGGTTAGAATTACTGGTGGATACAGCAATCTTAAGTTTGTATCTCAGGCAGGTGAATCTACTGCACTGTTTGATATCAGAAATGGTCTTGGTGGAGAGTCTAACACTTATGCAAGAGTTAGACCTTTCATTGCATCTGGTTCACTCTTCAGTCATGGAGTCAAGACTGAAAAAGCAACTGTTGCATATAACGAATCTTCTATTGCTGAATCATTTACATTTACTGATGCTGGAAGTGTTGAAACTACTGCTACTACATCAGTTGATTATGGGCAGATTGGTGCTTCTGTCCCTGCATCTAACATTACAGATAATGGAAGCGTACTGACCGCAACTGGTGACGAAGTTCCTCTCGGAAAACTGTTTGAAATCCAAGGTTCTGCTATTGAGAAGTTCTTCCCCAAATTTATCTGGAATAGAAATAGTCCTGCTATTAGGATCTTCAACGAACAGCAAGATCCTGCAGACATCAGATTTACACCTCACTGGAGAACACGTCATCTTCTTGGTACTCCGAAGATTAGCAATGGTCCAGACGGAGAGTTCAATACTTATGCTCAGTCCAGACCATTCATTGCGTCTGGTTCACTATTCAGTCACGGTGTTAAGACTGAAAAAGCAACGGTTAATTATAATCAATCATCTGTTGTTGAATTTAATATTGGTGGAGATTATGGTTCCATTACTAATAATCCAACTACAACTAATGATTATGGTACTGTCACGACTAACATCCATAATGATGGTGAATTAGATCTTGGTCAATTAGTAATTACTGAGACGGAATATCCTCTCACTGGTCTCTTTAGAATTACTGGTACTTCTGCGGATCAATTTGTTCGTGGACCTTACGTTGCTAGACCATTTGGTCTCAGAATCTTTAACGAACAACAGGATCCTGCAGACTTCTCTTTCCGTCCTCACTGGAGATCACGTCCTTACGAACAAGGAAAACTTACTGGTGCTGGTGAAACTCTTAGAAGTAGAGATTTTGTTGGTAAAGGTAGGTTATTTGGTCTTGGCGACAAATACGAAAAAGCAACCTTTGATTATAATGGTGGTTCTATTGTTGAAGTTCCACCAGGCGAAGATTATGGTTCCATTACTAATAATGCAACCACAACTGATAATTACGGTAGTATCACATCCACCACACCAGGAGGAGAAATTGATAATGGTCTGATTATTATAACTCAGACCAGACAATCTGCTACCGGACTCTTACAACTTAGTGGTACTTCTGCGGATCAATTTGTTCGTGGACCTTACGTTGCTAGACCATTTGGTTTCAGAATCTTCAACGAACAGCAAGATCCTGCAGACTTTACATTTACGCCACATTGGAGATCACGTCCTTACGAACAAGGAAAACTTACTGGTGCTGGTGAAACTCCAAGAGCAAGAGATTTTGTTGGATCTGGTTCACTCTTCCATATCGGTGAGAAGGTTGAGAAAGCAGTATTCAGATACACCACAGAATCTATTGTTGAGTTTGGTATTGGTTCTGATTATGGATTTATTACTAATAATACCACTTCAACTAACGATCTCGGTAGTGTTACTTCCATTACTCCAGATGGAGAAGTTGACAATGGTCTTGTAATAATTACTCAGACCAGACAACCTGTTACTGGTCTGTTCAAGATTACTGGTGGTGATAAAGGTCACAAGCAGACATTCTCTGAAGTCTCGCAAACAATTGAGATCAATATTTCTGGCACCGCTATTGAGAAGTTTACTTCTGGTGCCGGAGAAACTACTGCTCTATTCAGTTTCATCGGATCTCTCACAGAAAGTTTCGGTAAGGGACTTTACACTGGTTCTGGTTCACTGTTCCATATCGGAGACAGAATTGAGAAGGCAGTATTCTCATACAACACTTCATCTGTTATTGAAGGATCTGAAACTGATCAGTATGGATTCATTACTGATAGTGCCACCACAACTGATGATCTTGGATTTATCGGTGATGCATATCTGCCGCCTACTGTTGATCATGGTGATCTGGTTACTCTTCCTGGAGATGAAACCCCATTCGGACTCTTCAAAATTGCTGGTGGAGACATTGGTCACAAACAGACATTCACTGAATTCTCTAGTGGATCTCTGTTTGGTGCTAGTGGTGCTGCTGAATCCTTCGTTGCTCAGACACCCGAAGAAACCTTCCTGCTCAAAATGCGTGGTGGCGCAGTTGAGAAGCATGTTGAGAATTGGGTCGGATCTGGACTCATCAAATATCCAGAGGATACTCCTCTGGCACCAAATGCTGCAGTTAGATTCCGTCCACATTGGAGATCGCGTCATCTTCTCGGCACTCCAAGAATTCTTGGTAATGTTGATGTTGGATTTAAGGGTGCATATGTATCTAAGGGTGTATTCTCCAGAATGTACACCCACGATGCTGGGTCCGAATGGCTCAGATATCGTCCATCACCTCGTTATGTTAACTCCATCTACGGAAAAATTGGTGGATCAGCAAATGTTGCTGGTATATCAGTATCTCAGAAAGTTAATGTTTATGGATATTATGGTGATGATAGAGATCCGGGAACTTCTGGATCACTATTTGGAATCGGTGGTGGAGCAGAAGCTTCCAGCGTAACACCACCAACAAATACAGTTCTCTTCAGAGTCAACGGTACTTCACCATCCAAGTGGAATCCTGCATGGACATCTCGCCCTGCTGGATCTCCAAGATTGTTTGGTACTCCAGATCTTGTTCTCAGATTTAACATCTTCACGAATCCTGAAGTTGCTAAGTTTAACTTCTATGGTGATGCTGATCCTGCCTTCACACGCCTATACAATGGATCTGGCAGATTTAACACTATTGGTGGTGCCGCTGAAGTTGTTGGATTCAATCCAGAAACTGAGACAAGAGCATTTAAGTTTAGCGGCGAACCTATCGTTCGTATCAGAGTCATCCTGTTCCAGTTTGGTACTCTGTTTGGATTTGGTGGTGGTTCTGAGTCCAGAACAATTGAGGTTCCACAATCTACAGTTCTGTTTGTTCCTTCTGGTACTGCGGACACAGATCGCACACGCGCATTTGAAACATCAGGATCCGAAAATCTCAGTGGTCAAAGTGTTGATAGACGCACTGCTGCACATGCTGGTTCTGGTTCACTGTTTGCTACAAATGGCGCGGCAGAATCTAGAACCACAAGCATTCCTGAAAGCACAGTTCTCTTCTCTACCGCTGGTGGTGATCAGAATGCCTTTGTTAGAACTAACATTGGAACTGGTTCCACAACAGTTAGTGGAGATTCTACAAATTCTCTTTCCAGAGACCATGTTGGTTCTGGTTCAATCTTTGCAATCAATGGGGCAGCAGAATCTGCAACTGTTTCTGAAGAATCCACAGGACTCTTTGAGTTCAATGGATCGGGCGAACCTGTTCTCAGATCTCGCGCATTTGCTGGGTCTGGTTCACTCTTCGCTATTGGTGGTGGAGTTGAGATTGCTGCAGTCGCTCCAGAATCTACTGGACTCTTTACAGTTTCTGGAGAAGCACAGGCACCGTTTACTCGCACAAAAGTTGGTTCCGGTACAACATTCGTTTCTGGAAATTCTGAAAATAAAGCAACACGGGTTTACACAGGAGAAGGTCAACTTTCAACATTCGGTGGTGGAGCAGAGGTTGTTGGATTCAATCCAGCAGAAGAAACTGTTCTTTACGAATTTGGTGGATCCGCTGAACCCGTTATCAGATCTCGCGGTTTCAATGCTTCTGGATCTGCAAGTGTCAATGGTGATGCAGACTTCGTTGTTGGTCTCAGTTTTGCTGGCAACGGTACTCTATCTGCCTTCGGAGGAGCAGCAGAATCCAGAACAATTGATGTTGAAAATACCACTCTGTTTGAATTCCGCAATGGTGCAACAGAGTCCTTTACTAAAGGAAATTACAATACTTCTGGAAATGCAAATATTTCTGGCGAAGCAACAGATATTAAATCTGTTGTTAGTAACGTCGGTTCTGGCACAACATTCGTTAGTGGTGAAAAAATTGAGAAGCAGACAGATAATTATCTTGGTTCTGGTTCACTCTTTGGTCTCAATAGTGGAACGATTGCAAGAACTAGAGATTATGATGAAACAGAGATTGGAGCACAGGGAGAAGTCGTCTCCACAAATCTATTTACATTCAATGGTAGTAATCCAGGTAGTGTCACCAGAATTACTCAACCTGGAACTCTTAGAATTACCATGGAAGGTGAGGCAATCCCTGTCCTCAAACTCTTTAGTCCAATTAGAATCTATAGCACCATAATATAATAATTTGTATAAATAAAAGAAGAAAATCTTTGGCTTAAAAAGAATGACCACTCAAGTACAATTCAGAAGGGGTACAACCGCTCAACATCAAACTTTTATTGGTGCTGAAGGTGAAATCACTGTTGATACTACCAAAAACACTGCTGTTGTTCATGATGGTGTGAAAGCTGGAGGAACTGAACTCGCTACTAGGCAGGGATCGCTCGCTATGTCCGTAGCATTTGGTCTTTGATTAGACGTATATAAACATAACCGAAAGGATTTTTAAAAAATGGCAAAGAAATTAATTACTTATTACACTTTTGAGCCAACGACCAACACTATTAAGGTCAAGGGCAACATTCCTGCTAAGCGACTGCTTCTCGTAACGAATGTAACTGATAATATCAATATCTACAATTTTGCTGATGCTTTCTTAGGTCTATCATCTAGATCATATGATCCAGCAACCGAAAAAACTTCGTTTGTATTGAATTTTAATTGCTCTACTATGCAGAGCACTGATGAACTACAGATTTTCTATGAAAAAGATTACGTTAATATTGAGCCTTCAGAGACTTATGTTGACGCTGTTTCAAAGTTTAGAGTCTCAAATCCAGAAAACCTGATTGATACTGACTTTGAGTATGGTCCTCAGGCATCTAAATGGGAAACCATTCAGACTATTAATAATATTCCTTCGTTCTATGCGTCTACTGCTGACACTACGATTCCGTTTATTCAGAAAGTAGAATCAACACTTGATAGTGAAATTATTACTGTAACTTGCGAATTTGAGCACGGACTTGTAACTGGTGTACCTATTACCGTTACTGGTCTTTCTTCACTTTCTGCTGAGGGTGCATACCTTATTCAATCAGTTCCTTCAAACGAATCGTTTACATATAAGGCTAGAGCAAACCAACCAGAAACAAAGGAACTCCAGGGTACATATACTTCTATCATTCCTGGTAAATTCTTCCAAGGTTCTCAGGTTAATTTGAGTGATACCAAAGGTATTACAGCTGACTCTTTCACTAAAACAGTTACCGTAAAAGCTACTACTATTCTTACAGTAACTACAGCTCTTGATATTGATGTTGAACTCGGAGCGCCTGTCCAAGGTGCTGGTGCTGGTACTGGTACTATTGCTAAAGTTGACGGGACAACACTTACACTAATTGAAGTTCAGGGAACATTCAATGCTGATGAAACACTTATAATTAATGGTGCTGCAGTAGATTATACTATTGAAAGCGTTGCTAATAATGGTGTTGTTGATGGAGGAAATAGATACTTCATTGATGATAAACTTGATCCTACTTTTAGCTTCGTCAGAAACTCTGTATATATCTTTGATCAATCTGATGCCAGCAACGCAACTCACCCGCTCGCTTTTAATGATCAAGCTGATGGGGCAGGTACTGCTTTAACTCAATACGTTTATGAGCATGGAACTGCTGGTAGTGCTGGTGCATATACCAGAGTGTTGATTACATCAACATCACCATCATATAATACAGTATACTATCACTGCCAGAACCATGCAGGAATGGGCAATACCATTACTGTTGGTTTCGGAACAAATACTAAAGTTCTCCTGACTACCAGATCAGAACATGGTTTTGCCGACAACACAAACTTCTACTTCGTCAATACAGTTTCTCCTAAGATTCTAGAAGTTCCTGATTCTACGGCAACTGCCCCTGATGGAAGACCGATTATTGACTTTGAAGAACAGGCAAACATTGTTACTAATGAAGATCCTGCTCAAAGAGTACCTTATAATTACGAACCAACCTACACCAAGCGTTTTGACAGTGCTGATGTAGATTATGGTAGTGATAAGATTACCATGACGGGTCATGGATTCCACAACAGAGCTGCTGTTCTTTATTATCCTAATCCTGGTGACTACCCATTGGGTGGTCTATCCAGAATGCAAGTTTATTATATTGAAAGAATTGATGATAATGAGTTCTATCTGAACCATTCACAAAGAATGAATTATAGAATTAATCTTTCATCTGGTGGTACTTTTGACCATGGTTCCCATAACCTTGGATTGGTATATAACATCTATGAAGAATATCAACCAAGACAAGATTGGTATATGTACTATCGTACATATTATAGAACATGGAGAAACACCTATTCTGGATGGGACTTTGGCAATGTTGATGGCACCTATGGTTTAGGAAGAACAGCTTGGGATGTTGCTTCATTCTTCCAGACAACCAGATATGGTGATGGAATTAGTTATGGATATCCTACAAGATACAGATATAAGCCATACTGGAACAACTGGGGAGCCAGAATGAGAACCTATGGACAGGATCTCCAATCACTTCCTCTGGGTAACACACAATGGCAAGGAAACTATGACTTCCTTACCGACCATGAAAACTATGGTATTAATGGTAATAACAATGGTGGTTACAGCTATGGTTATACCATGGGTGGATATGGTGGCAGAAATGCAAAAGCTTACTGGGGTTCTAATAGCACTTATCTGAATGACTGGAGCAGCACTCAGTTTAGACTATATGGTAACGAGTACTTCTACTGGTATAGACAGGGTGGTTATGACTCTGATCCAACCACTACATTCCGCGATGTTGGTTCTGATGGTGGTACTAACTCATACATTGCTCTACTGAAGAGAAATACTTCTACGAATGATTCATTCTATAAGTTAAATCATGGTTTTAATACCAATGATTCTGTAGTATTGTCAACTTCTGGTGCAGTTCATTACTATAATCAAACGACTGGTAACAGCCAGAGAACCTCTACTACTAGTGGAACATGGTATATTGATAGAATCAACAACGATAGATTCAGAATTAAGTCTAGTACAGGTGCATCTCCATTGAGACTTGCTGGTGCTACGGGTGTAACTACATTTACTGCTGTCCTGACAAACCCAACCAGAAACTCTATCTACATCGCAGATAACCAGTTCTCTGCTGGAGAACTTATTAAGTACAACACAACTGGTGGTGCTCCTGCTGGATCTCCTGGTCTAGTTGATGGTACTTCTTACTATGTTTATCCTATCAGTGGTAACAGATTTACTCTGTCGGCTACTCAGGGTGGATCAATAATTGATGTCACTGATAGTGGTACTGGTGCCCATACATTTGAGAACACAACTGCTGATTTCGGTGTTGTTGACGGTTCATACACAACTACTACAGCGGTTAGTGAGACCGAATTGGAAGTCACAATTCCATTCAAAATTCCTCCAACATCAAAAGCATTTAATGGTGCTGCTGATATTGATACAACAAATGATCGTATCAATATTCCAAACCACTTCTTCTCCACTGGAACAAGAGTGATCTATGATAATAGTGGCGGAACCTCAGTTGGTGGTATTGTTCATAATACTGATTATTATGTTATTACCCTTGATCACAACTACATTCAGTTAGCTGCTACTGAAGCAGATGCTGTTGCTGCATCTCCCGTAGTTATTAGTCTCACAGGAGCTGGTGTAGGAATTCAAAGATTTATAAGTTCCAACCTTTCAGGTGAAGTTACTGGTGCTGGCGATCTTGAAATCACTACTGGAAGTAGACAAATTACTGGTACTGATACATCATTTGAAAGATTCTTCAAAGTTGGTGATACTATCAAAGTAGTTGATGTAACTGGTGGTACTCCTGGTACAATTAAGTCCAGGGTAATTACTGCTATTACAGATGATACAACTCTCCTCGTAAATACTGCTCTTGATTTCACTGCTTCTAATGTAGTTTATCTGATTCCTTCTTACATCTATGTACGTCCTGATGGATTCTATCTCCATAGACCATTTGATGGTGGTATGGAAATTGGTACTTCTAAGTCACCTAACTCTAGAATTTCTAGACAGACTCGTAAGTACTTCCGTTATCAGTCAGGTAAAGGTATCCAGACTTCATACGCGATCAACTTTATTCCGTTGATTCCTGTCCTAGATCTCTCTTACACTAAACGCGGTAGTGATTTAATCACAGCTGCAAATGCTTCTCAGGGTTCTGATACACTTACGATTGCAGACACATCAAACCTTCTTGTTAACATGAAGGTTACTGGTTCTGGTATTCCTAATGATTCAAACGGTCTTGCTGCAAGAGTTATTGAAATTGTTAACAGCACAACTCTTAGAATTAGCACTGAAACAACGGCTCCACTTTCAAGTGAGACAGTTACATTCTATGAGATTGTTGAAGGTCTTGTAACGACAGCAAAACCACACCAACTCTCTCCCAATCTTGATATCAAGATTATTAAGTCTGATGACCAAGCATGGAACATTCAGTCAGTTGTAACATCAGTGGACAGCGATTATATCTTCAAGTATCTCCTTGAAACTGAACCTGCTAGAAGTAATTCTGGAGGATTCCCACAAGCACAAGTTCTTTCTTGGAATGGTTGCGATATTCGCGCTGGTATGTTTGATGATCAAAACGGATTCTTCTTTGAATTTGATGGAACTACCCTCAATTGCGTAAGAAGAAGTTCTGTTCTTCAACTTCCTGGTACAATTAGTGTTACCAAGCAGGATAACATTGTTACAGGTACGAATACCAAGTTCCTCTCGGAGATCACAAAAGGTGAATATATCGTTATTCGCGGTATGTCTCATAGAGTAGTTAAGGTTACTAGTAACACACAAATTACAATTCAACCTGCATATCGCGGTGTTACTGCTAATAACGTTATTTGTACTAAGACAATTGACACTCGCGTTGGTCAGGTTGACTGGAATATTGATAATGCGGATGGCGATGGTCCCTCTGGATTCAATTTGGATATTACCAAGATCCAGATGTGCTACATGGATTACTCCTGGTATGGTGCTGGTAAGATCCGCTTCGGATTCAAGGATCAGAACGGTCACGTTAAGTATGTCCACGAATTCAAGCATAACAACCGCTTGACTGAATCTTACTTCCGTTCGGGTAACCTACCTGCACGTTATGAGATTGAGAACGATGACAATCCAAGTTACGTCGGAACTCTGTTCCACTGGGGTACTTCGGTCATCATGGATGGTATGTATCAGGATGATGAAGCATATCTGTTTACGGCATCTGGTAACGTTCAGAAGTTTACTAACGAAAGTGCAGTTGACAAGACTACTAATGCCAACTCTACCATTGTTAACGAAAGATATCAAGGTAACTATTGGACTAGAGAGTACTTCCTTGTTCTGTTCTTCGCTACTTCTGACGCTGGCGCGTTTACCACAAACACGCTGATCTACAATAATAGTATTGCTACTGGGCACTTCCTGGACGGTAAACCTGTTGACAATAGATCCAAAGTTGATAGTGGATCTTATAGACTTTACATTAAGTACTTTGAAGGCACTACTAGTGTATTCAACAGATACCATACTGATAATATTCAAAGAGCTCTTTGTGGATCTAATGGATGTATCGTTGTTCCTAGTGGAACTACGATGTCTATCGGTGCTCCTTCTGGAACCAACAACCCAATTCCTCAGGACATTCCTCTCATCTCCATCAGACTTGCACCTTCGGTTGACTCCTCAATCACGGGCGCACTGGGCGAAAGAGAAATCATCAACAGAATGCAACTTAAACTTGCTTCCGTTGGTATTCTTACCACGCACGAGACTGAGATCAGTCTGAAACTGAACGGAAGATTGAGTACTGACGCATATCAGAACGTTCAAGAACCTTCCTTGTGTCAGTTGGTTAGACACTCCTCTAACGAGACCGTCGCGGGTGGTTCAACGATTCTCTCCTTCCGTGCTGCTGGTGGTGGTACTGGCGAATCTACTTCAACCAACTACGACCTTTCCGATATCTCTGATATGGGTAACTCAATCCTGGGTGGTGATGGTACATTCCCCAACGGACCTGACATTCTCACGATTGTCGCGAACATTGTGGACACGTCAACCGTTTCTACTTCTAACCCATTCGCTGTATCAGCAAGGGTTACTTGGCAAGAATCTCAGGCATGATCCTGGGATAAAAAACCAAAAAAATTGGGGGCATTGCCCCCTTTTTTTATGTCTGCAGCATAGCAGTAACTAATGAATATCTAACTTTAGATTTTTCTGAGGAATCATAAGTAATACTGTGCCATATATTTCCTTTGTACATACTCATACTATTGTATTCAGCGGGAATATCATAATAATATTCATAAAAATCATTGCCTTTAAATTCAATCCAAGGTTCCCATCCTACTCCAGAACTATCATAAACATAGCGTTCTTGAAGTTCTTGTACATCTCTATCACCTGCGCGAGATAATTCAAATTCATTGTGAATGAGTGTTCCAGAACTAGTTCTTAATCTGAAAAAAGAAGTTGATGTAGAAGTTCCTGGATCTGTAAGATACATGTTTGCAGCAAGACCGAAAGAATCTGTATGTGGTAGATAATTTCTATGATATGCTTTCATTCCAGGATAACAGCAGTTTGTAAAATTATCAAATTCTGTTCTTCTTTGGTTATACTTATGTAATTTTAAATCATAACCTATTTTAAATAAATTTTTATTTAATTCTCTAAAGTAAAACTCTCTAATATATTGCTGAAATCCTGGTGCTGAACTTCCTACATCTGATTCTTGTCCTGCTTGGATAGTTAAATTTCTATCTTCAGCAGGAA